GGTTGCGGTGGTGTGCTTGGAACGTATCGCCCACAGACTCAGCCCCGAGGTTGGTTGTTGCAAACACGATGGAGTCAGGGTGCAGGCGCTGGTTACCCAAGCGGCGCTCTACCAGCAGGGGCAGGGCTGCGTCTTTGACAGGCTTGGTAGCCTTACCCATCTCATCCAGCATGAGGACGACTGGCGTGTTGTCGTGCATACCCAACGATGCGTTCGGGTAGAACTCGGAGGATTTGGTTGCGTGATCCACGGCAGGAACACGGAAGTCACCCTCGTGCATGACAGTCATGTCAAGATACATCTTGCGATGGTTGGGGAACCGCTCACTGACCGTATCAATCAGGGATGATTTGCCGGAGCCGATGTGGCCCTCAACAATGGCGGTCACCTCGCTGCCAATGGCACAGATGAAGTCAGCAGTTTCGTTGTAGTTCATTGCGGTTTTCATTTAAATCTCCAGTGAAAATTTGTCGGTCAGGTCTTGCATCTTGATTTTGATGGCTTCACGCACCTCGGGTGATTTGCGCAGAGACACAATGTCAATGTCGGTCAGGGATTGCTCAAGCGCACGGCGTGCAGCTTCAAGGTCAGGGTCATCCAGCAGGTTCAAGGACTCCAGCGTGCCGCACAATGCCAGCGCGTTGTCGAGCATGGATTGGTACAGCTTCTGAGGCTTGCCGTCTTCCTTGTCGATCATCTTGTCCTTGATGTGGCTGATCTCTTGGTACAGGCGTTCCCACGGCTCGCGCATGGCTTCTTGCATACGCTTGTTGTGCTCACGCTCAAACTGAGCGACCACCTGTTGTGCAGCTGCTGCAGGGATGTCCACACGGAAGTCACCGGACGATGGCACGGGGGTGAACACATAGTTGAACCCGAACTTATGCACCAGCTCTGCAACATTGGGGAACTCTTTGGGGTCGAACAGCTTGCCCAGCTTGAACGCTTGCGATGAAACCTTCACACCATAGTTGTTGATGAACACATCCACAAGGCGATTAAACTCGCGCTCATGCTCTGCCAACTCATGCGTGATATCAAAGAAGCTTTTGGTTGGTACAAGCCGTGTGCCCGAGTCAGCCCACGGAAGGGTTACGCTATACAGCCAAGTGCGCACGCGCCCTGCATAGGATGCGATGGCTTCGAGGTCTTTGTCCTCGGTAAAGAGTGACTTGTACACCGATGCAGCTTTGGATGAACGTGTGTTCTTGCTGATGTTGATCTCTGCGGCAGTTGCCTTATCTTGCTTGCGGCCCGTGTACACGGACAGATGCAGATCGAGCAGCATCGCTGAGGATGAAAGTGATTTGGTTGCCATGATGTTTCGTAAGTTAAGTTGAAGAAATTCCTACGCGTAGGAAAAAGGTGTGTGGTGGTGTGCCCCACAAAAGCTACCAGTTCTTAGCCGATACGCAGCACCTCAACCATTTGTGTGTCTTTGTTGAAGTAGGTCTTGCAAGCGCCCTTGCCCCACGCAGTTGAGAAGTACGCAGACACGGCGCTATGCAAACTCTTGCCTGTGCCTCCATTGGGGATGGGGAACTCGGTTACATCACCCACGGCCATGTTTACAAACGGTTTGCACAGGGTGGCATACGTGCCATGAGGGAGTCCCCCCGGCTTACGCTTGAGTGGTTTGACCTCGGCAAGCTGCAGGTCGCCCTCGGTGTGTGTCGTGCCATCGGGCATGACGATGATGTATTTGGCCTTGGTAGCCTTGAGCAAACGCATGGCGTTCTGAACGGTTTGTTCGATGATACTCATTTCAAGTTTCCTTTCGGGGTTTACAAAGTGAAGATTACATTATAAAGGAGTTTGGGGGTTGTGTCAAACAACACCCCATGGAAAAAGCCACAGTGTTACAACGAACACTACGGCCAGCACCACGAACCATATGGCCAACGCTTTGTCGGACATGGGTTCACGGTGTGTTGGGATAGGCTTGGGTGGGCCTTGGTATTTCATTCGAGTTCTCCAAATACTTCCTTGATGCCGATCTCGCTGTTGGCAGCGGCCTCGTCCTGTATGGTGTCGATCAGATGCAAGATGCCGCACAGGTCGTGTGCCACTTGGGGTGGGCTCGTGTCGATAACTTGCATGAGTACAAGTTTTTGTCGGCGCAGCAGCGCCCAGTCAATGTTCAACATGTCATGCTCCTATGTAGCAAAGGTCATACGCTGTTGCCAGCATGGTGTCGGGGTTGCTGCTGTACAGCAGGTCTTCCAACTGTTCAAGCACCTCATCGGTCAACTTCTTGGGGTTGATATACCTCTCGGCCATCAACGGGTCTTCGGGGTACACGCTCTCACACATGAGGTACACCAGCGGGCCAGTCACGCCACGGAACGCAGCGATCACCGCATCCTCAGTTGTCAGGAAGTGTGCAGTGATGGGCTGGTGCTCGTCATACGCCGGATACCCAAAGTCCTTGTAGCTTGCGAACCCATACTCCATATCGTCTACTCCCGGCTCACGCTCAGCGGGCAGCATGTCCCATCGCACCTTGGTCACAGCTTCGGACAGTTGCTTGAAGTGCAGCAAGTCAAGGGATTCTTTGTCACTGTGCTCACGGTCGTAGCCCACGCTGATGTTGGTGCACTCGGGGATGATGGCTGTGAACTCGGCTGTGTCTGTGTATACGCCGGTGCTGTCGGGCAGGTACATGAGGTTGTCGTTGGTTGCGTTCAGCTCATCGGACAGGTGTTGTGCAAACGTATCTGAGCAGCAGCGCCCATACCCTTGGTGTGTGATCACACTGTCGATACCACGTCGGTCGAACGCAATGGCACGGTCGAACTCAGCAAGCAGCAGCGGGTACTGTTCAGCAAGATGGGTCGCACCGATGCCGCCACATTCCTCGCCTTGGGTGAACACGTAGTAGCCCGGCACGTTCTTGTGGATCATGTGCATGAGCATCGCGCAGCCAGCACCATCGTCTGCACCGAGGGGCGCACCGTCAGCGTGCCAGTGTGTGTCGGTCTTGCGAATCTTGTTGGGTGCAACTTCCCTGTGCACAGTGTCAACGTGTGCAACGAACAGCGTGCGGTGCTTGGTGCTGGAGCGTGCATCGATGTGCAGGTTGCCAGCCACGTCACGCCATGCGCCATCTTGCAGGTGCTTGGGCAATGCGTCTTGCAGCCACTGTGTGAAGTACTGCGTGGCCTTGGTGTCATGGGGGCGTGCAATAGACAAAGCACGGGCCAGAGTTTTGTGAAGGATAGAGTTTTTGTGCATGATGTTTCTCATTGGTTTTTCCTACTTGTAGGAGATTAAGTTGTTTCGTCTTGTTCAGGTGCGTAGTCGGGGTGATACAGATCACCATCCACGTCAACGGGCGGCTCGTCATCTTTGCTGTACCACTTGTCGGACTTGGCGCACTGATACGCGCTGTCACGCAGTGCATAGTCCCCGTTGTCAAGGCACACAATGTCGTCGTCTTCGAGGTGATACCACTCGCCATCGATATTGACTGCGTTGTCCTCGTGCTCGTACTCACCGCTTGCAAGGTAGATGATGCCGTTGTCGCCAAGGTAGCTGTCGTGGTAATGCTCGTCCTGTGATTCCACGTACACAGTGTCATTTTCATGCACGTAGTATTGGTTCCCGTTGCGGCCATACGCAAAGCGGTAATACTCATCACGGCAGTACTCGCACACCATCGTGTCCTCATGACGGCCAACCCAATACCCATCGCCCTCACGGATACAGTCGCTGCATGATTCGCATGTGGTCATGTCCGAGTCATCGTATGTGCCATCGGTGTTGGTGCATTCGTACTCGCCATCGTCATTGATGACCAGCACTGTGTCGCCCGCCGGGTACTTCACGTCAACCTTCTGGTCAGCGCCATCGATGTAAGGTGCAAGGAACGAACAGCCGTTTATGCCGTCAAGGTACGCAAGGAAGCAGCCGCCCCATCCATCACGTTTCTTGTAGCCCTGCTCAGCCAGCCACTGTTCCATCTGCTCATCGCTTGATGAATAGCCCGAGGTCTTGCGGTAGGTGCGAACGTAGAACTTCTCGTCCCCGTCTTGGTTGCACAGCGCACGGCCCACGGTGTCATCGTTCTCGATGTGCACACACATGTGCCAGCCATACTTGGGGTCATAGGTTCGATACGGGTGGTCGTCTGGGTCGCTGTCACCCCATACCATGCAAGAGTGTGGCCCACGATGCAGGTGGTAGATCATCTCGGCTGTGGTGTGCACGAACTTCATGCCCGTGGCTGTGACGCTGGCCACGATGTCACGTATGGCGTGATCAGGCAGCAGTGTGAAGTGTGAGCGCAGATATTTACCCAGCGCCGTGACAGTCTGCACGTCACGCTCTGCTTTGGCTTCGCTCTGCGTGTAGGCCACGCGCCCCTTGTCGGTGATGGTTGTGGGTACATGCGGCCACTCCAGCAGCAGGCGCTGCCAGTCATCGGGGCGTGCCAGCTTGATCGCTTTGGTGATGGCAGGGTGCATGGGGTATCGGTCTTGCTCACGGCGATGCCAAGGGCGTGATGGGCATGTGCGGGTGTATTCGTACCCTCCGTTGGGTGTGGGTGTGGCAATGGGCTCGCCACCCCACTTGAGGATGGCCGCAGCAGTACGCATGTTGACTTCGATTTGCTCGGGGTTATATGTAGTTTCCATATCATCTTTCGTGTTTGTTGGTTAATGAATCTTTCCTACCAGTAGGATGTTGTTACGTCATGGCTCCTCCTTTGTGTGACGTTTGCGGCGTTCCCGCAAGTCTGCTTGATGCTGTGCTCTGCATGCACGGCAATACTTTTGCAAACGTGTGCCACCTTTGTATTTAACTTCGGTGATGTACGTGTTCTCCTCTGTCCATTCGTGTCCTTTCTTGCATGTGTCGCGCTCGTTGATTGCTGGCGCATCTAGTGGTAAACCAACGCGGTTTCTGTAGTCCACTGTGTTGCGGTGCACACCAGCACGTGCAGCAATATCGCTTTTCAACTCCTCACCGTGCCATATATTGCTGCTCAGATTCCGGCTCTGCTCTTTGTACGTGGCCCAGCGGCAGTTGTCAGGGCTGTACCCTTTGGTGCCATCCTTGCGATCTAGTGTGTGCCGTGGCGTGGGCGGGTCGCCCATGTCAGCATAGAAGTTCTCCACGCTGTGCAGCCAGCGGTCGCATACTGTGATTCCTTTGGCGATATACCGTGGGTCACTGGTGCATCGCGTCTTCATGTAAATCCAGCGCCGGTAGATAGCCGTTTTGTAAAGCCCATGTTTTTGTCCTGTCATAGTTACTCTCTTTCTGTTTAGTGAACAGCATAAGTATAACTACAAATCTGTCCGCTTGGGGTTAAGTTGCCGCAATAAAGTTATGTCGCTGATGTACGTAGGTGTGGACTTGTTGATTGGTATGCACATGGACGCTTTCCATTTGCGCTCTTGCTTGGCAGCAGCTTCGCCACATGACAGGCATGTGTGTCGGCCCAAGGCCCAGCGCGCTGTGGCCACGGTATCTCCGCAGTGTGTGCAGTTCATGTGTCGCCTTTCAATATGTAGAGGGTTCGGTACTTCTGCACCAAACGGGTTACTTCGGGTATCAGTGCATCGGGGAACGCTTCGATGTTGTGTACTAGGTGTCCGCTGCCGTACCCGTTGTTGTCGTACAGGTATGCAGGGTCTCGCAGTCCATCACGGCTGACGTAAAACTGTGTGACCAGCTGGCCTACGCGCAGCGTGACGTGTGCGTTCTCGCTGTTCTGTACGATCTGCGCGCTCACTTGTGAAACAGCGCCATGCCAGCAAGGGCAGGGAACCGTGCTCCGTGTTCAGCAATCCACGTTTCATCCACGACCTGATCACGGCCAATGGCTGGCCCGATGAAGTACTGCACCCCATCGATGTCATCCTCCACCATCACCACGCCAATGACTGCACCGCCCATAGGGGTGAACCATGTTGAGTCAAGTATGTTCATGATGTTTGTCCTTTGGTTAATTCGCACAGGTCATTGAGGCGCATCAGCGTCACCTCCAGCCTGCCTCGCACATCTTCGCGCTTGGGCAGGTCATCGAGGTTGTTCAATGCGTAGCGCACCGTTGCCCTCATGTAGTCCAGCTCGATGTGCCACTCGTGTTCTTGCCCTTCGTTCATTTGCTTTCTCCTTCTGTTGTGTATTCGCCACAGGTGTGGGCGTGCATCCGGCACGCCGTGTCAGCCTTGCGGTTTTCTTCCACACCCATGGATACGGGTGGTGCTACCTGCTTACCAAATGCACGGCAAACAAGGTCGGGGTTGTACCCCCACTCATGGCGCGAGTGAGCGCAGTTTCTGCATGACTTCATGATGTTCCTTTCAGTTTCGATCGGTTCGACCTAGGTCGAGATGCGGTGATCGCATCCAATAGCTCACAGCGTGAGCTATCAGCGGAAATCTCCGAGACGCCTATCTGTGGCGTCTGTGTGCATGGTGTGTCCACCATGAATAGGGGTTACTCTTGGTTTGATTGATTGCTTCGTGCATCTGAGTACGATGCACGGCCGACTGGCTACGGCACGCCTATTCACTGCACAGGGACGAAACAGCACTGCGGTGGCAGTGCCCGATAACGGGGTTCGTGTGTCAGCTTCTACGATTTACGCAGCGGCGGTTCATAGTCCCATTGTCAGAGGGACTTGCTTGTAAGATGTTAATGAACAAGTTGGCCGAGGTTTCCTACCGGTAGGAAAAAGTGTCGTAGGTCTGTGGCCAATGCAGGGCGTGATATCCCTTACATGGCTCTATTATAGGTGATAGGGCAGGACTTGTCAAGTCAGGACATGACTAAACGTGAGTACTCCCTATGTGTTCTGGAACCTTATCTTGTGCGCGTCACCCGCAGGTATTGGTGCTTGCTGTACTCCACGGTCTCGGTGCGGTAGGTCTTGAGGTAGTGCTTGCGGTTGTAGTGGCAGGCAACGCGCACGTTGTTGGCATGGAGGTGGTCGATGTAGAAGCTCTTGCCAATGGGCATGGTCTTGAGGGTGTCCAACGCATCGGCACGGTCGGCAATCAGCAGGTGCTTGAGATGCTGGCCCAACTCTTGAGTGGTGATGCGGGGGGAGCGTTTGGGAACCCAGTCGGGGTTGAACTCATTGGTGGCGCTGGGCTTGGCATGGGCTTCGCGCAGGGACTTGGCAGCGGCAACTGCGGTAGCAGCGCCTGTGTTGGCGTAAGAGGTGTCAACGGTGAGGTCGTCAATGGTGTATTTCATGAGGTGTTCCGAGGTGAGGGGTTGAGGGCGTTCCAGAATTAGGTCGAATTAGGTATGAACTGAATAGGTATGACCTACAAAAAAATGAAAGTTCCGGAACCGGCTAATTGGAACCGGGGTGTTGGAACGTGATGTAGAACGTGGTTGGGCGGGTGAAACATGGGTAGAGGTGAAAAAAGTTTTGGTGGGGAGTAGTGTAGCAGATAAATTAACCTAACCTAAACTAATATTGCTGGGAGTGAGTTTGGGAAAAAATGTTTTGATGGAAGTCGAAAAGAGGGCGTTTGCCGTGATCCCAAACGAATGGAGAAAATTCCTACCGGTAGGATCTTTACATTGTAATGATTTAGGATTTTTGGAATTTACCGTGGTTTTTCTGGAACGCTTAGAGTAGTAGTAGTAGATAGTATTATATATATAAAGAAAAAAGAAAAAAGAACTGCCGAACCACGTGCTTAAACATGATCAAACAATACAAAACCCTCTGTTCTGATACATCTCCAGAACAGTAGCGGAACACTTAGGTTTATTAGGAACGCGGAACAAGCCCCTGCGTAAGGCGTAGCAACTGCGTACCAAAGAGAATACGTGCGAAAGAGAAACGTGAACCAAGCTACTCCTTTGCGTGGCTGCGTGGCTACGCAGGTCGTGGCTGCATGGCTGCTCATTTGCTACCAGTTCCCATGGGATGAGGCCAAAAGAGAATACGTGCTCGCGTGGGAAGCGTACCAAAGTGAACAGACGCAAAAAAGCCCGCTTTATGCGGGCGTGAAAAAGCCCCAATTAAGGGGCTTGGTTTGTCCTACATGTAGGAATTATTCGGTGATTTCGTACCCTTCGGCTTCAAGCATGGATTGAATGATGCTTGAGAGATCACCTTCATCATTTTCAAATGATGCTTGGATATCGGCCATTGTCGCTTTGAAGGATTCATGCCCGAACAATTTTGCAAGCAAGGGATAAATTGTCGAATCCTTGTCGCTTGTTTTGCCTTTGGCCTTGCCCTTGCCCTTGCTTGAAGAAAACGAAAATGGCACGCCCTCATTTACTGCAGCGACAAACCCGGTCACATAGTTGGCATAGGTTTTCTCTGCTTTGCCCTTAAATTGGGCTTTCATTGCATCACCCAATTGGACACGGTATTGACACGTTTTCTTGGATTTCCCGAAAACAATTCCCGCAGCTTTGAGGGCTTTGGCTTGTTCGTTGATTGTCTCCAATGCGTTGACGCCATTGTAAATGGCGGCAGACACTGTTTTGAATGTGTTGATTGTATCGATTGACATGGTAAACCCTTTCGGTTTGACTGGTCGATCAGTATTGATCGTTTGCCAGTGAATGAATTATAACATCGTTTCGCCCGCCTTGTCACGTTCTATATTGTTTCCTACTTGGTAGGAATTTCCCGCGCACCGCGTTTTCCCCATGGGCAACCAGTTCCGGCGACCCCACCGTACCCCCACCAAGCCTTTGTGGCGCGACCGCATGGCTGCTCTATACAGTGTATTACGTTCAAACAAAAACCAATTTCTTCACGTTTCACCCATTTAGCCATGTTTGATTCCTAGAACACACCCCCCTTCCGAAAAAACGCCCTATGCAAAAATTTTTATAGCAAAAATTTTTTGGGTTTCCGTTCCAGAACACGTCACACACGATACTGTTTTGTGTTGTATCATGCGGCCATGATCACACTGACACCAGAGTTGACCGTACCCCTGCCTGCTGGCCGGGAGGGGATGCTGCTGTTGCACGAAAAGACCGAAGCGTTGTTCAACACTGCGGAGTTCCTGACCGCGTTTGGCGTGCCAGTCGAGCCCACAGACGAAGACCGCGTGGCCGCACGCGCTGCGTTCCATGAGTCGATCGACACTGCACAGGGTAACCCCCTACCCGTTGCCAAAACCGAAGTCATCAAAACCAGCGGCGCTGCCCGGCACCTGAAAGCTGTGCTGAGTGAGTATGACGAAGTCGTGGTCAAGTCGGCTGTGCAGATTCGCACTTATGTCACCAACAAGCTGATTGAAGAGACCACCCACCCAGACGCCCGCATTCGCATGCGGGCTTTGGAACTGCTGGGCAAGGTAGGCGACGTGGGCTTGTTTGTTGAGCGGTCGGAAGTAACTGTGCGCCACAAGACCACCGTGGAGCTGGAGGATTCGATCAAGGGTCGGATTGCCAAGCTGCTGGAGATGCGCAGCAAGGCAGAAGAGATCGTGGACGTGGACCCCAAAGAGCCAAACCCGAAAGCTGCCGCTGCTGAACTTCTGCGGGAAGCTGCGGATGATTGATTTTTCCAACTTCACCATCGAGGAGTTGCTCAAGCTGGACTTGGCCAAGATGGACGCTGAAGATTTGGAAGCGTTCGACGCCACGCTGGCAGAGTTGGAACGCCGGGAAGCTGCTAAGTTGGCCCGGGATAGCTTGATCGAGTTCTGCAAGCGCATGAGCCCGGACTACAAAGTGGGCAAACACCACAAGCGTCTGGCCAAGTTGCTGGAAGACATGGCGTACAACCGCAAGGACCGGATTGCGGTGTCGATCCCACCCCGGCATGGCAAGAGCCAGCTTGTGTCGATCTACTTTCCGGCATGGTTTTTGGGGAATTTCCCGAATAAAAAGGTTCTGATGGTTTCACACACCACTGATCTGGCGGTGGACTTTGGCCGTAAGGTGCGAAACTTGGTGGACCAGCCCACGTACAAAGACATTTTCCCCACAGTCGTGCTGGCTGCAGACTCCAAGAGTGCTGGGCGATGGAACACCAACGAGGGCGGGGAGTATTTCGCCTGCGGTGTGGGCTCCGCGTTGGCCGGACGGGGTGCTGACTTCCTGATTGTGGACGATCCGTTCTCGGAACAGGACATTTTGAACGGCAACTACGAGGTATTCCAGAAGGCATACGAGTGGTTTACCTTCGGAGCGCGGACGCGACTGATGCCCGGGGGGCGTGTTGCGATCGTGCACACCCGTTGGCACCCCAGCGACTTGATCGGGATGATGGCCAAGGACATGGCCCGCAACGACGACACGGATCAGTACGAATTTTTCGAGTTTCCTGCGATCTTCAACGAAGGAACCGACAACGAGAAGGCCCTGTGGCCTGAGTTTTTTGATCTGGATGCCTTAAAGCGCACCCGGGCGTCGATGCCCACGTTCCAATGGAACGCGCAGTACCAGCAGAACCCCACGTCCGAAGAAGGCGCGATGGTCAAGCGCGAGTGGTGGAAGCTGTGGGAGGAAGAAGACCCCCCGGCGCTGGACTTTGTCATCATGACGCTGGACGCGGCGGCGGAAAAGAACAATCGGGCTGACTTTACAGCGCTGCTGACGTGGGGGGTGTTCTCCCATGAGCGGCTGACCAACGGCCAACCCAACATTATCTTGTTGAACGCGATCAACGTGCGGGTGGAGTTTTTTGAACTCAAGGAATTGGCGCTGCGGGAGTACCATGAGTGGAAGCCCGAGTCGTTCATTGTGGAAAAGAAGTCCAACGGGACCCCGCTGTACCAAGAATTGCGGCGCATGGGCATTCCGGTCCAAGAATTTACCCCTCACAGGGGCACGGGAGACAAAGTTGCCCGTCTAAACGCTGTTTCGGATATTTTCAGAACGGGCATGGTCTGGTATCCTGCCGGTAGGCGTTGGGCTGAAGCTGTTGTCGAGCAAGTTGCCGCATTTCCGGCCTCCGAAAACGACGACATGGTTGACTGCACAAGCATGGCCTTGCACCGCTTTCGCAGCGGGGGGTTCATCAGCTTGGACAGCGACGAAAAAGACGACCTGACCGATTACCGCCGCAGGGCGGCGTACTATTAAGGAACCTACATGGCCACGAACATTGACAAAGCCCTTTTCCAACAGCCCACGGGCATTGACGCCGCAGGCGACATGGAAGAGCCGATCGAGATCGAGATTGTTGACCCGGAAGAAGTGAACATCGACTTGGGTGATGTGGAGATCGGGATCAAAAAGGGTGAGCCCAGCATCGATGACTTTGATGCCAACTTGGCCGATTACCTGCCCGCAGATGAAATCGCGTCAATGATCAGTGATCTGGACAGCGACATTGACAACGACAAAAATTCCCGCAAAGAGTGGGAAAAAGCCTACGTCACAGGCCTCAAACTGCTGGGCCTGCAGATCGAAGAGCGCACAGAACCGTGGGATGGCGCGTCCGGTGTGTTCCACCCGATGATCACAGAGGCGGTTGTCAGGTTCCAGTCAGAGACGATCACGGAAACTTTCCCTGCGCAGGGCCCCGTACGGACCAAAATCATTGGTAAAGAGACGCCCGAGAAGAAGGACGCAGCTATGCGCGTCCAAGAAGACATGAATTTCCAGCTCACGGAGGTCATGCAAGAGTTCCGCCCAGAGCACGAGCGCATGCTGTGGAGCCTGCCAGCCACCGGTTCAGCGTTCAAAAAGGTCTATTTCGACCCCAATTTTGGGCGTCAAACGTCGATGTTTATCCCTGCGGAAGACATCTTGCTGCCCTACGGCACCTCGGACATCCAGACTTGCTACCGCGTCACGCACGTCATGCGCAAGACCGAGAACGAGATCATCAAACTCCAGCAAGCTGGCTTTTACTGCGACGTGGACATTGGCTCTCCTGACAAAGCGATCGACGAGATCAACAAAGCCAAGGACAAAGAAACCGGTTTTGCTGATTTGAACGATGAGCGCTTCACGCTGCGTGAAAGCCACGTGGATTTGGTGATCAAGGGTGACCCGCTGTGCGCCAAAGACGATGACGGCAAGCCGTCAGGCGTTGCAATGCCGTACGTGGTGACCTACTTGCGTGGCACCAACATCGTGCTGGCCATCCGCCGCAACTGGGACGAAGACGACAGCCTGCACTTGAAGCGTCAGCACTTCGTGCACTACCAATACATCCCCGGGTTCGGTGCGTATGGCTTCGGCCTGTTCCACCTGATCGGTGGGTTCGCCAACTCGGCCACCAGCTTGATGCGCCAGTTGATTGACGCGGGTACGCTGTCCAACCTGCCCGGTGGTTTGAAGTCCCGTGGTCTGCGGATCAAGGGTGACGACACGCCGATCGCCCCGGGCGAGTTCCGCGACGTGGATGTGGGTTCGGGCACGATCCGCGACAACATCTTGCCGCTGCCTTACAAAGAGCCGTCGCAAACTCTCTACTCCTTGCTGAACACCATCGTGGAAGAAGGCCGTCGCTTTGCCGCGACCGCTGACATGAAGATCAGCGACATGGGGGCCAACGCACCTGTGGGCTCCACGCTTGCGCTGCTGGAGCGTCAACTCAAAGTCATGACGGCCGTTCAGGCCCGTGTGCACTTCGCCCTGAAGCAAGAGTTGCAGTTGCTGGCTGTGATCATCCGCGACTACACAGACACCGAGTACACCTACGAGCCCGATGGTGAGGCCAGCCCACGCGCCAAGAAGAGCGACTACCGCCACGTTGACATCCTGCCCGTGAGCGATCCGAACGCAGCCACGATGTCTCAGCGTGTGGTGCAGTACCAAGCTGTGATCCAGTTGGCGCAGATGGCCCCAGATATTTACGACTTGCCCAAGCTGCACCGGGGCATGCTGGATGTGCTGGGCATCAAGAACGCCGACAAGCTCGTACCGCTGG